GGGTCATAAACAATCTTCACTCGACCCTTATGATATTTACTACACACAAATTGGAAACGAATTTCCATAGTACCATGCCAAAAACGAAATAGTTGAGAAATAAAACAACTAGGAGTAAAATGGTGTTCATCAGTAGAACCAGTTGTTAAAACACTAAACAAAACTGGTGTCAAATTAATTGCAAATAAACCATTGTCAACTATATCCGAAATCCGCCATTTAAAACTAGTCAAATAACTTTCACGCATCGCAATTGCCTTAATAACCATATCATCAGATCCATCAAGTCCTGCAACACGACTATCAACAGTGGTCTCTTGCTTAATGTCAAGAGCCAACTTAGTAGAATTATCAACTACATTTGTATTGGCCAAATTACCGATATATTGATTCTTAAAGAAGGTGGTACCCTCTATTTGAACTGGGCGAGAATAGCCAAAAAGTCTAGCAATATTTGAAGCACCAGTAGCAGCAATTTGAGTAGCTTTCGCGTAAGGTCCGATAACAGGAGCCGTCTCAAGCATTCCCGCAATCTTCGCAAAGGTAGACAGAGGCCTCGAAAGAACACCCGCACTCTTGTCATACTCATCCTGCGGAGGCGTCTTTTTATTCTGGGTAGACGTAAACCCACTTTTCTTCTTTTGTGAAGAACTGTCTCCTTTTCCGGATTGAGACTCATATTCGGGTAAAGACTGTGGGACAAGTGTGCTCGCGTCATGAGCAGTAGGAACACCAAATTCAACATCAGTGGCCCAAGCATACACTTGTATTGTAATAGTATCAGTGGCGTCATTCGCATGCTTAAGGGGATTAATTGTATGCATAATAATACTCCCCATATCACGCCATTCAGCAGCTGGAATTTGAAGATAATTCTTAAAATAGAAGAAAGGTAACACCAATTCACCACCTGAATTAGTAGTAGGATCAAGATAAACATGTGGTCGTTGACTCGCCTCCACAACATCCTGAATAAAAAATGCACGGTCAACAGTCATATCGTCGATTGAATTCGTCCCCTGAAAAGGGATATAAGACGCAATAATACGACCATAGTGAAACGCATTTCCATTTATCTTAAAAGATACATGCATCCTACACCTCAATAAATTGTAATTGTTGATTCTATTGATATTTCGCTTATTCTCCCAAAATAGCGACCAAGGATCAAAAGATTCAAAAACAGTTGAGCCAACAGCCCAATTCAAAGTAAAAATACGAATGGGTCGTGAGAAAAAATCCTCAAGCCCCTCATTTTCCCCTGAAATAGTAGACATTGTGGCATCGGGAGATGTTGGAACTTCATACGACCACGAAGGGTTACCATCCATAAAAGTAGTAACTTGTTCCGTATCCTCATGGTCTTTCTTGTCATTTATATTTATATTTAATTTAGAAGTAAGTATATAATACGTATGACATGTAGTACACTCAAACTACATACAACGTGCACAATTTTGCTGCGAGCTAACAGCCCCCCTAAATAGGGGTTGAACACGAGGGCTCAGCTCAATATGTATAAAGCCTATACAACAAACGTGGAATATGCAAAACCACAACATGCGTACGGTAACCATATATACACAGCCTATGTTTCTTTTACGCACCATGCGAAGGTATCATAGGCAGTACCATTAATCCAATATTTAAAGACGCCAAGAACAATCAAGTTCCGGCGTCTCGTGTTGTTCACCCAAATATTTGTTGCGCCATCGCACAACCCAATGTTCGAATGAACAATCCAGATTGTTGCACAAAACATCTAACTTCGTCTCCCTAGCAACTAATCTAATTTGTCCAAGCCGTTTTTCATAGACATCACGGCCATGATAAAACCAATCCTGTATGGCGTTATCAATATTTTGGACGGCTTGTTCCTTTGGGGAGAGGGCACTAGATTTCAACACACAATGTAGAGCTTTAAAAATAGACTCCTCATCAAGTGCACCAACCCAGTGCCCTAATTCCTCCATGTAAACATTTTTCCTCTTCAACAAATCAGCATCCTCATCACTCATAAATGGAATTGCTTCAGAACTCTTATCTGGCATAGTAAACTTCATACCAACCGAATCCAAAAATTTAGCAAACTTAATATGATCAAATTGCGATGTAATGGAATCATGAACGGAACTCTTAGCATCATCGCCATAAGTAATCAGAGAAACCACACTCCTAAACGAAGGTGCAGATGAGTCAAGAAGAGTAAAATATCCAGAACGGAAAAGCAAAGAATTAACAATGGAATTAATGTAAACTGTAAGATTCTGTCCCGAAGGATTTGAACCTAACAATTCTACCAGATCACCATTGTAAGCCACAACAGGATAACAAACATCCGTAGCCATGTGACCCATAATCATCAAACAAACATCAGAATAGCCAACTTCCTTTGCCAGTCGTATCATAACGCTAAAAGCCGCAAACATCAACTGAGGCGACATAGTGAGATCATACTTACTATAATCACCAGCAAGAATATTATCGCCACCAAAACGTCTAATATGTCTGGTCAACTGATCCCACTCAGGACCAACAGCATTGATACCAACGGCGCATTCAGAAACTAAAGGATTACAACTCATGAACCGGGCAACCGGTAAATAGTATTTCCTAATGAGCAACTGAAGCGCTATAGGGGAGGCTTGGAAAACACGGACCTTATCCTTATCTAGCCTGGTAGGTTCGTCTTTTAAACACCCTTTAAAAACAGGGTATGTTCGTACCCCCCGCATATAACACCTCTCCATCTCTTCAGATTCTTTCCAAAACATTTCATTGATATCACGAGGACAATCATGTGAAGGATAATCCGAAGGATTCAAGTCAAACATATATTCTGATTTAGGTCCATTCAATGGGTAACCCACGGAAGTATAAGGAGCAATTGCATTAACGAACTTTCGCCCATCAATCCCGCTAATATTTTCCAAACGGGAGAGTGGGCGCAACTCATCCTTCCACCAACTCTGAGTACTTAAAAGATCGATCAAAGGCTGCTGATAATCTTCAACTGCACGACACAAAATACGACCTTCAACACCAATAGTTGTCTGACCACTCTTATTCATACTTTCACGCCATGGATGCCAAGGTTGGCGCCCATTAGGCCCATGAAACTTAGGCGGACCATGTTTCCGTGGAACGCCAGTATGTTTCTTGACACACTCAGAAATGATTGTTGGTTGCACTGTGGACTTCGCAGTGGATCGACCAATGCAGGAACCATATACTTGCACAGTTGATCCCCGCTCCAAAAAGTTTACTGGACTCTTTGGGTGAACTTCTGTTGAAACAAAAAACTGTTTATCATACAAACTTTGCTTCATCGTCCCAGCAGAAGCAGCTGGACAATAACCTGGTAGTCCCATAAAATATTCCTCAGCTAAGCGAAACGCTTGACGCGTAACACTTGAAGAACGTCCATCAGGAAAGCCAGTAATACCAGCAGTGTGAATTCCAAGTATAATATTACTCTTAGAAAAACCAAGCAAAGCTGCTCCACATAAACCGTAAAATGTTGGATAATCTAACCGGTAATCATAATTCACACCGTTGGGAGCAATCTTTACACGAGTGTTCTTAAATTCACCATCATCGAGTTTGCGAACCAGCATACCAGGCATAGAACGAACAATTCCTTCTGCCAAATACTTAGTAAGATCCTTAAATGATGGTGAATTTGGAACCCACACAACGCGTACGTCTACTCCAGGTATAGAGTAAGAATAAGTACGCGACAGACGAGCTTTCCAAGCCCCTCTCGTAAACTCATCACCATAACGAACAAACGTACCAATCAACTCTTCCTTAACCCTCTTTCCAGGGATAGCATCCAACATATGTCCCGGAATAAGAGCCAAATTAGATTTAATAAAAAGTGCATTCATTTCCGAACCACCTTCAGTTCGTACGTGACAAATGTTCGATTCAACTAGTTTCGTCAATTGTTCTTCGGAAATTGTAGAAGACTCATGAGAAACTGGTAGCGGTTCTATACGAACTTTAGCCCAATCAGATTCCTCCAAATCACGTTCACTGACGTCCTGCTGAGTTGCTGGAGCCAAATTACCTTGTTTATCATAACGGCGTGCTGCGCGCCAAACACTACACACGGTATACAAGGCTCCAATAAAAACACCTCCTAAGAGGCATTTTTGCAAACGCGATCGTTCTTGATTTCTTAAAATCTGGTATAAATTCGGCAAGCGAGTTGCAACTTGCATTACTTCCTCAAATTCACAACAAACACGGTCATAAAGAGCAATAGCGCAATACACCCACATCACCCATAAGGGCAAACTCCAATTTGACAATGTACCAACCAATGCAACAATTGTCATAATAACAAAACTTACAAATGGAAGACGCAAAGTCGCAAATAACTGATATCGTTGACGAAAAAGGCTAAAATACTGCCAGGCGGTAAAAGCACGCAAACGCTGAAAATAAATATATTGCAATCCACCATCGTGCAAATTGCGGGCACGTTCAATACAATCAGGAATAATATCTCTCAGCGCTTGATTGTCCATACATTTACAATCCTTTCCAAGGTTATAACACATCTTACAAATGTCGAGCGTTTCAAATAACGAATTAGCAGTCTTAACAAGTCTCTTCTGATTCGCCCGATGTTCCGCAAACTTAGTGTTAACAAAACGAATCAAAGTGAAAATATCGATATTCTTAGTCTCACGTCCCTCAAATTCGTAGGCAACATAGGTAATCTGGTCAGGCCTTCGAGAACCAGCCTTACCGTCGGGAATGCCAACACAACGCTCGACATCAAATTGCCAAATGTCCTGTACTAAATCATCAGTCTTTGGAATCTTTGTTACATCAAGCATATGCGATTGTTGGCCTTTGCCTTGTAAACGAAATTCATCACGGACCTTAACCGTAATAATCAAATCCATACGACGAATAACGGAAACAGGTTCATTAGAAAACATCGAAGCTCCAAGATCCTTAACATTTGAAGTGGCAAAAACAACTTTAGGGCGAATTTGAACTTTACCCTTCATATCCACCTCTGCCATATTGGCAGTCTGAATGATATTGTTGACATATCGAATAATCCTTTCTGAAGGACTATTTTGGATGAAATCTGGTTTAGTGTTCGCGACATCATCCAAGATCACTGAACGAATATTCGAGCGCATATTGGACTCGAATTTATCAATCTCGTTCAAAGTGACGACATGTTCTTGCCCGCCAAGATCAAAACACTTCATCAAGGCGGTGTTAACTATATTAACAACAGTACTTTTCCCAACACTAGATGGTCCATAAACACAAATACCCAAAGGTGATTCACGCAAGCCACCATGAGAACGCCGCATCTCGAATTCAACTTCCATCTTCTGTAGGCGAGAAAAACGTTCATAGTATACTTTCTTCTCAAAACTGTTAGGTAATTTCTGGTAAGCGTCTTTAGCTTTAGTTAACAATGCAATTAAACGATCCGCATAATTATCATCAGTAATGCCAAACTTTGACTCAATATCACCCGTTAGAGCATAATCATGCATCTTAATTAACGAAAGATACTCCTCATCAAAATCGAGGGTCTCCTTGTTATCAAGAAACAACACACGCCAATCACGTGTACGGAAAAACATGAATCCTCGCTCAACAAAATGTGTAACTGAACCCAGAATAGCATCAATCATATCAAGTGCCCCCATATGAATGTGAAAATTAGAGCGACTCAATTGTTTAAGACCATCTTTGGTCAAGTTGACACGAGAATGTTGAATAAGACCCAGTGCAGTACAGACACTCATAATAGAAGAAATCTTCTTAAAACTAGAACTTTCCAAGACCAAACGCCAATTGGAATAAGCTCCCTGAAGAACATCAACCCACTTGAAATCGGATTGTTCTTCCATAGAAAGAAATTCTTCTAAAAACTCTTTGACAAGAACTACATAACTACCGTCAAAATAAGTTTGTGTATACAGGGTCAAAGTCGCAACAACACCAGTTGCACTACTCTGACCACGTAGTGAAAGGGCGAGCGTACTCAAACGCTCGATATGTTTCATTATGTCGTGTGACACGACGTGGGAAGCATATAATTGTAAACGTTCCTGAAAAGCACTCAAATCATAGCTCTTCTGGAACGATAAAACATCAGGTAAACCAGCAAAATTTTGATCTGCAACCGAGACACCATCATCAAAGTCAAATCCCGATTGTGGTTTATACTTCTCAACACCTGAAGTCTCTTTAAAACGGTCCTTTTTCTTCCCTTGGACCTTCTTGTAAAACTGGTCCCGATTGATCTCTTTCGTTGTGGGACCATTTATTTCCCATGTCCTTAGATCATGGGGCGCCTCTGAGGCGTCTTTTTGCCAATAATTAATATCAGCCATTTTTTCCAATTATGTAGAACCTGAATTTCGTTGTATATATTATAGTTACTTTAAATTCATAGAGGGTTGGTTCGTGGAATTGATTGAACGGGGACCTTGCTAAACCCTATTCATAACAGGCTTCATAAAAATATCAACTAGCACGCACAACAATGTGATCAGGATTTCGGTTTTACCCATACGGTACCGGCCTACACACACTGCCATGAATGAAACTACTTACGTCAATCTTTTATAAAATCAAAAATTGTGATATCCACAATTAAGTGGAGCCTGGGAGCAAATTGGAATAAACCCCCACAGGTGTGATTTACTTTTATACACTACACGCATAAATCATTCATAATGTCATTCGGCTTTCATTAGGAACCTAGTCTACTTAGTCATCCATCTGATATGAATCAATTTGCTTGTATCAATATCTTCCCTCTGCACAGGGAACAGAAGTCAACAGAGACAAGACTTTAAAACGGGCAACACGCCCAAACCCCTGTAAGGGTGCACGTTGGTTTAACACGTACGATACCTAGATAAAGAACAACTTCTTATAATAGACACAACAGGTAAAGTGTCCTGCTTAGAGATACTTAATGACTCTAACGAAATATGGTCCTATAATGAGTAAGTGTTCACGGTCACTGGTACACAGACTCTGAATCTGGATACACTCACTCAAAATAAGCATCAATTACGC